ATTCCTAAGTTTTTACACACATGGTTATCACCAACTGGTGTTCTTTTGATGGGCGGTCTGGTACATGACTATGCATATAAGTATGAAACTCTATTACGATCTGGTCAAAAAGAAACAATGGGGGTGATTGATCAGAAGAAGGCCGATGAAATATTTAGAGATATTAATATCGAGCAAAATGGTTTTCATTTCCTTAACAATCTTGCTTATTGGGCACTACGTATTGGTGGCTTTATGGCATGGAATGGACACCGCAAACGAAACTGTAAAATCGAAGGACTCAATGAGTTCAACGAAAAAAAATTGTTAGGAGAGTAGCATGAAAAGTTGGATAAGTAACAGAATAGCAGAAAGAACATCGTGGGACGGCGCAGCACTTGTTGCTGTAGGTGTTGTAATTTTATTTGCCGGACCTTTCGCAAAAATGGCAGCATACGCAGCTATAGCTTATGGTGCATGGACAATTTGGAAATCGGAGTAAAACTTAAAAATGATAATTGATACACAAAGAGATGATATGTTAGATGCAGTTGAACATTATGCAACTGGTAACATTGCGATACATAAAATGAATGTTGAGATATACCTTTCTAATCCTGCTGGTATTGGAGAACATTCAGATATTACTGAAGCAGTAGTAGCTGAAATGGAAAAAATTGCTCGTTGGCAGGATGTAGTAGATACTATTGACGAACACTTTCGCAAATAAAAAGAAAATATTTTTACCAAAACGCAGTCTTTATGGCCATTTTAGGGGTTTACAAAGATTGCGTTTTGATATATAATAGTACCAATAAATTAAATCAGCTATATGTTAGGACAGAGGTATGCAAACACCGTTTGTAGACACCAGAGAGTTTTTATCACAAACTAAATTTTACGAAGGATACTCTCGGTTTAAAGAGACCGGTAACGGCGGTTATGAGTCATGGGATGAATCGGTAGATCGAGTTATTACCATGCATGAAGAAAATTATAATGAAGCTGTAGACAAATTGCACCCGTATTTGCAAGAAGCTCGTACTGCTTATAAAGAGCAAAGAGTACTAGGCGCACAACGAGCTTTACAATTTGGTGGTGAACAACTACTTAAGCATCAAATGCGTATGTATAATTGCACATCATCTTATGCTGATCGTGCAGAATTCTTTGGTGAGTTCTTTTATATTCTATTGTGTGGTGCCGGTGCTGGATTCTCTGTACAACAACACCACGTAGCTAAATTTCCGGAAATTCAAGCAAGGACTAAGCAGGCCAAAGGTTATATTGTAGAAGACTCTATTGAAGGTTGGGCTTCAGCTCTCGACGTGTTGATGTCTTCTTATTTTGTATCTGGTGGTAAGTTCCCAGAGTATGAAAGCCGTAGAGTATTTTTTGATCTAACTAATATTAGACCAAAAGGTGCTAAAATCTCAGGTGGATTTAAAGCTCCTGGGCCAGAAGGTTTACGTAAAGCATTGGATAAGATTGAACTCTTATTGCAAAATCAAGTTATTGATTCAAAAGAACCGATTAAACTAAAACCAATTACTGTATATGATATCTGCATGCATGCGGCTGATGCAGTATTATCTGGTGGTGTTCGTCGTTCAGCTACTATTTGTTTGTTCTCACCAGAAGATGATGAGATGATGAATGCAAAAACCGGTAATTGGTTTATGGATAATGCTCAACGCGGTAGATCTAATAACTCAGCAGTGATTGTTCGTGATGAGGCAACTCCTGAAATGTTTGCTAAGATTATGGAATCAGTCAAATCGTTTGGTGAGCCAGGATTTTACTTTACAACTTCAAAAGAACACACTACAAACCCTTGTGTTGAGATCGGAATGTATCCACAATACGAAGGTGAGTCTGGTTGGCAAGGTTGTAACCTTACAGAGATCAATGGTGGTCTATGTAAAACTCCTGAAGATTTTTATACAGCATGCCGTGCAGGTGCTATCCTTGGTACACTACAGGCAGGTTATACAGACTTTAAGTTTCTTTCTCCAGTATCTAAAAAAATCTTTGACCGTGAAGCATTATTGGGTGTATCAGTTACTGGTTGGATGAACAATCCTGAAGTACTGTTTGATGCTAAGGTTCTTGAAAAAGGAGCTAAAATTGTTAAGAAAATTAATAGAGAGGTCGCTGCTATCATTGGGATTAATCCTGCTGCTCGGACTACATGTGTTAAACCAAGCGGTAACGCAAGCGTCCTCTTACAAACAGCAAGTGGTATCCACGCCGAACATTCCCCAATGTACATCCGTAACATCCAAATGAATAAAGAATCTGAAATTACACAATCGATTATCAAATCAAATCCGTATATGGTTGAAGAATCAGTATGGTCTGCTAATGGTACTGATGTAGTAATCTCATATCCTATTGTACCACATAAAGGTTCAATGTATAAGGATGATCTTATTGGTATTAAACATCTTGAGCTCGTTAAGAAAGCTCAAAAGCATTGGGTTATTGCTGGTACAAATGAAGAGCTATGCGCTGATGAAGGTATCCGCCATAATGTATCAAATACAATTATTGTAGATGATTGGGATGAAGTAGAAAAATACGTATTTGAAAATCGTTATTCTTTCTCAGGTATTTCATTTCTCAGTATGTCTGGTGATAAAGATTACAACCAAGCACCAAACACCGCGGTGATTGATGAAAAGCAAATGGTAAAGCTATATGGAGCTGCATCAATCTTTGCATCAGGTTTAGTAGTAGATGCTATGAAAGTATTCCCTAACTTGTGGGATGCTTGTTCTACTGCCCAAGGTATGGGAATGGACATTAGTCTTGAATCATCAGAAAACTCAGCACGGCAAGATTGGGTACGTCGGTTTGAAAACTTTGCAAATAACTATCTAGATGGCGATATTAAGAAAACAGAATATTGTTTGAAAGATGCTTATCTTATGCACAAGTGGAATAAGATCCAGCAGTATTTGCAAATGCCAAATTGGAATCATGATTTAACAGAACAAGTATTTACTGATGTAGATACTATGGGTGCTGCTGCCTGTGCAGGCGGAGCCTGTGAAATTGACTTCTAGTCCGTGTATTCAAGTCTGTACTATTATAGATGAATATTGTATTGGTTGTGGTAGACATTCTAAAGAAATAACAGAATGGCTTACTGCAACCAAAGAAAGAAAAACACAAATCCTAGAAAGGATTGAGAGTGATAGATCACAGAATTGAATGCGAGGAATGTGAAAATACATCTTTTGTAGGAAGCTTTGAAGAACCAATGTATTGTCCGATTTGTGGTAGAAGAGCAGTAATTCAACTAGTAAAAGAAGAAGATGACTACTGGCAAGACGATGAATAAATACATGTATGTGGTATTATAAAAATGAAAAATATGAATATACTCCCGAAGAGTTCCAAGGATTTGTTTATCTCATCACAGAATTGGATACAGATAAGAAATATATCGGTAAAAAGAACTTCTGGAGGCCTAAGACATTACCAAAGAATTCAAAAAGAACTAGAAGAGTCAAGACAAGAGTTGAGTCTGACTGGAGATCATATTATGGATCAAATAAAGAAGTTCAAGTTCTCGTTGAACGAAAAGGGACAAGTAATTACAAAAGACAAATACTAAGATTATGTACTACTAAAGGCGAAATGTCTTATTACGAAGCCAAATTGCAATTCGAACATGATGTGTTATTAAGTGATGAATATTACAACGAGTTTATTGGATGTAAGATTCACTCAAAACACATAAGGAAAAAATCATGTTCGAATATAGATGCAACGTAACAAGAGTTGTTGATGGAGATACTGTTGACATCGATGTAGATCTTGGATTTGGAGTTTGGTTACATAAAGAACGAGTACGACTCTATGGTGTAGATACACCTGAATCAAGAACATCTGATAAGGAAGAAAAAGTTTATGGTAACAATGCTAAAAACTTTGTAAAGAAATTCCTTGAAGGACAAGAAGTAATACTAGTAACTCGTAAGTATGATGCTAAGGGAAAGTTCGGTAGAATACTTGGAGATCTACATGTAGGTGAAGATAGTCTTTGTGAAGCTCTTATTGAATCTCATAATGCTGTTCCATACCATGGACAAGCAAAAGAAGATATTGAAGAAGCTCATTTAGTTAATCGAGATCTTGTACAATTAATGACTGAATAACACATTTAGCGGTTTACTTTTCTAGAAATCTGTGGTATAATAGATCTATAATTGTAATGGAGCTTATTAATGATTATTATGGATTTTAGCGGTATTGCTGTCAGTAATATTATTGTACAGAAAATGAATGACGAGTCTATGATTCGCCATATGATTCTTAATTCTATTCGTATGTATCGTAAAAGATACAAAGAACAATACGGTACCAATATTATATTGGCATGTGATGCTGGTAATAATTGGCGTAGACAATACTATCCGCAATACAAAGCCAACCGTAAGAAAAGCCGTGATGCATCAGACTTTGATTGGAATAAAGCATGGGCTATTCTAAGTCAAGTCCGTGACGAAATCAAAGAAAACTTTCCTTATAAAGTTATCCATATAGATGGTTGCGAAGCCGATGACATTATCGGTACTTTAGTTGAACAGACTCAAGAGTTTGGCCACCACGAAGATGTTATGATTGTTTCTGCTGATGGTGACTTTAAACAATTACAAAAATACAATAATGTTAAGCAGTTCTCTCCACTTACTAAGAAAGAAGTAAAGGATGATAACCCACGGCTTAACCTCATCGATAAAATATTAAGAGGTGATGCAGGCGATGGTGTCCCTAATGTGTTATCACATGATGATACCTTTGTCAATGGCGATAGACAAACACCTTTATCAAAGAAAAAGAAAGAAGCTATTATAGAAGATCTATCTGAAGGTGAATTACTATATGCAGCTTCTTGGTATCGTAACTATCAACGCAATGAAAAGCTAATCGATCTTACACAAACTCCACAGAAACTAAAAAATCAAATCATTGACGAATTTTGGATAACAGTGCCGGCAGAAAATACAGCTCGTGTACTTCCTTATCTTATAAATAAACAATGTAAAATGTTGATTGAATCCGTAGAGGAATTTATTAAGTAATGGATATATTCGAAATACTAAGAAAAGTAGATAAGCAAAGACATAAAGCCGATAAGGTAAAGGTCTTAAAAGAAAATGAGACTTGGGCATTGAAAGATATTATAAGAGGGTCTATGGATTCTAATATCAAATGGAAGTTGCCCGGAGGAACTCCTCCGTACACACCATGTGAAGAACACAACTATCCAGCCAGCTTACATCGAGAACATAAACAATTTGTTTATTTAGTCCAAGGCCAAAACAAATGTGAATCATTACCAGCATATAAAAGAGAAAAACTATTCTTGGGAATGCTTGAAGGCATTCATCCTCAAGATGCGTTGGTACTTATTGATATGATTAATAAAAAAACACCAAAGGGCATTACTCGCCCAATCGTAGAGGAGGCATTTCCTGGTCTGCTCACGGATTAACTTTAACCATAGGGATTCAGATGAAATTAGAACTGAAGCCGTTAAGGCAAAAGAAACTCTACCAGCAAATGAAAAAACAAATAATTCGGCATGATAAAAGAGTGAAGTTGTATTTTATAAATCAGAATTGGCTAAAGATAAGAAAACAAAAGGATAGACGAAGACGGAGAGTTCTAATGAGATTATGGAAAATAAAACAATTAGATTTATTAAAAACAGGAAGGTTACCTTTATTAGGTAGTTAATTAATAGTGTACATTTAGAATAAATTGTGGTATAATTATATAATTAATAAAGCGAAAAGGTTACAGTATGAATATTTTTATTCTTGATGAAGATCCGGTTCTTGCCGCGCAAATGCAATGTGACAAGCATATTCCAAAAATGGTTGTGGAATCTGCCCAAATGTTGTCTACTGCCCATCGTGTTCTTGATGGCCAGCTTACTAAACGCCCCTCAAAATCTGGCAAGACTATGGTAAAGTATTGGGATCTATACGAAGGTGCCGATGACCTTGAAGCCGAGTTACTATACTACAAAGCTGTGCATGTCGGTCATCCTTGTACTCAATGGACAATGGAAAGCGATACAAACTATCGTTGGCACTACGAGCATTTCATTGCCTTGTGCGAAGAATATACATATAGGTATAATAAAACACATAAGACTTCTAGAGATCTAGGTTCACCTTTATGGACTATGCCAAGGAATATACCAACCGGTCCACTTACACCATTTAGACTAGCAATGGGTTCGAATCCAGAATGCTTCTTTTACAATGAGCCAGTAAGATCTTATCGTGCATTCTATAAAACAAAACAAGCTCGATTTAAAATGGTGTGGACTAAACGTAAAATGCCTGAATGGTTTATGGAGAAATGTGATGGATAAATTAGATCAAATAGATATTATT